GGTGTATCGCTCCGCGAGTTGAAGCAACGCGTTCTCCTCGTCCACTAGACTGTTGTAGTTACCAGGGAATTGGAGAACGTCAAGATCCGCCATGTCGTCAACTTCAAACACCTTCCCGGGATACCATTCGGTGCCGGGGTTGCCTACGTCAGCCAAGCGCTTTTTCTTCCACCCCGGCACGTTCGCGATCAGGTTTGCGTCACGTCGTCCGTTGTGGATTTGAGCTTGCTCCTCCTGCGACTGTTCAAGTATTTCGGGTATACTATACCCCCAGTATAGGTTTTCGCGCGGCATGAAACGAAAGTCGGTAAACACCCCCTGTGCTTTCGGGGTCCAGTCGTAGACAACGCGTAAAAGCCCGTCGCGAGTTTTACTGTAGGGGTTGAACGTTACAACAAGACTTGACATTTTACCCGGACTTAACTCGTACTTTATCCACCCTTCAATGACTGTGTAGGGACGAATCACGTCGATCGTTAACGAGATCCCGGCTTGGGTCGCCGCGCTATCACGTGGGTTGCCTTCGGATGTCCGGCCTGCAAGCCGCAGTAGGAGTTCACACGCTCTCTCATCCCAGATTTTGAGCGATTTACGATACTCCACCTCCTCTTTACTGAATCGTAGACGATGAAAGTTCGCGAGTGTTTGTTTCGAGGTACGGGCCGTAATAGGGTAGGGAAAGAAGTCGTCAAAAGGAACCACGTCAAATTCAAGCCCCTCTTCTCGGATCTCAACCGGTCCACGCCCAGGTCCGCCAGCCCAGACACTGTCGTTAGCCCAGACCGATTTAATGACTTGGGTACCGCATTTACATGTGAGGAAGATTGTAGTGTCGATCGGTTCGTAGAACTCGATCCCGTTCATGCAGATGCCTTCCATCCACTCGCCCAGCGCCAGTAAATTGTCGTTGGTCAACGAACCGGTTAATAATGTGCGAGGGCGCCACAACGGTTTGGTACCGAAGATAAAACCTAAAATACGTGCCGATAAAATGTCTGTGTGCATCCGTATCAGTTGGGGTACGAAATTCGACGCTTTGTAGAAAGGGGTGGTACGGACCGTCTGTAGGGGTTTGCCGGCGTAGTTGTCCAGCCACCGTTGATACATTCCTTGAACTTGGTTGTTACGGGCGGTGACCGTATGCCAGAATTTGTCCACGCAGAAGTTTTGTAGTTTCTGCAGGTTTTCATCACTGACACCGGTCACCGGCACCATGTTAAGCACGCGGCTTTTTCCTCCACAAATAAACCGTACCTAGTAACCCCGTCCCGAACAAAAACAGCGCTGCAGGTTCGGGGGTTATACTGCTGTTGAAGGCGACGTTTTCACTGCCGGCGGTAATCTTCATCCCGTTAAAATCGAACGAGACGGTCGCGCTCCCCGCAGCCACTCCTGGTTCGCTCATTAAGCTCGCGTTGATGCTCGCAGTACCGTTCGATTTGATTGTGATCCCGCCCACAAGCTGGTCTGTAAAGACCGTCGAACCGTTCTGGCTCACAGTCGTCGAACCCGAACTAAAGTCGAAACAGGTACTACCCGTCGGGCAACCATTCATTGCCAAGACCAACGGACCTGTGGTAAGGTTGATCGTGTGTAGTGAACCGGTAATACTAACACTCAACATCGAACCTTGTTTGAACGCACCACTCATCGTACCGGAGCTAAAGTTACCGGTATCGTAGTCGATACTGTTGGCAAAGCACATTCCGGTCAGTAAAAGCAGCGCAAGCAGGTACTTCATATGTATCCTCCAACTTCGTAGGTTTGAGACGTTCGTTGGGTTGCGAAGGTCCGCGCATCTTTTTCGTGCTCCTGCTCCTCGATCTCCTCGATTGTGTGAGGTCGACGCGATAAGTGGACTGCGTATGCAAGCGCATCAAAACGATCGATCATGTCCCCGTATGGGAATTGCAGGATTTGGTTTTTCGTCTTGATGTCGTTCTCGTGAAGGTAAATTCGGCCCTCCTCAAAATCCGCCTGGCAGAAGGTTAGGATACGGTCTTCTTTGTTAATGCTTCCGCCGGGGGGCTGTACCGCGACGGGGTTTAACCTGCGGTGTTTCTTTTTACAGACTGCGCATTCGGTCTCGTTCTGCCGCAGGCTAATTACGGTCCCCAGTTCTTTATGCGCCCCGACCGCTTCGTAGTAATTCGGCCAGGTCAGGAACTGATCGTTCAACTTAAACCACTCTTCGGCGGCTGCACGAAAGCCCGCGTTAGCGCTCCAGACTTTGAACACGAATTTACGTCCAGAACTGTCCGTACCCAAACAACAGATCGCGTGCTCGCACTTCGCTCCTTTACCGCCTGAGCTTGGATCGTCGAAACTAATCCGGGCTAGGTTACGGAGTTTAACGGAAGGTGAACCGTCGTTCGGTACCAGTAAATCTCGTTTATTATCGCGCGGATCGATCTCGATGTGGAACGTCTTGATCATGTCGCTCGTGAATTTTGAACCCTCAGGCGCGCTCGGATCGTTTAGGAAGTTGCACGAAAATTTGTACTCTTTCTCCCGTCGGCGGATGTCGGCTAGTATTTCTTTCGTAAACCGCGGCCAGAACAACGCCTCTCCACTATCGTCGAAACATCCCTGCGTATCCCATTTATAACCACTCGCGCGGTCCCCTTGCTCTTGATTATGGACCATTTCTTCCATGATGTAACCTGGTAGGTCGGCCGTACCATGTTTCCACCGCGTGCCGACGTAAAGCTCTTCTACGGTGGCCGGGTTGTTGGCATAACCTGCTGCCCAAGCCCACCACTCTTTAGCTTGGTTCATTACGGCTTCACTGGCAGCGGCTTTATCCCCGATTGGATCATCAAATATGATAATGTCGTAGTGAAAGCCTGTATGCTTAGCTCCAACACCCACCGCGGTCAGCGTACTTTCGTCGAACGAGCTTGGACGGTTCAACTCGATTTGGTCGTCTCGCCAGACCACTTTGTTGAAGTCGGTAGGGATGATTTCGGGGAATAACGCGCGCAGTAGTTGGTTGTTTTGGATATGCCAAGCCGGGTCTTTAATGTTCTTGCACGCGACGGTGTCGCTTTCACCTGCAATCAAAATGCGTAAATTACGGGGGTCCGGATCGCCGGGTTTTAACCCTCCTCCACAAACTCTCCACAACGGGTAGGATTTCGCGATTAACGTGCTCTTGAAGTGTAAGCGCGGGCGTAGATACCCCCGCCGGCGGAACTTCATGTCGGATTGGACTTTGTTCGCGAATGGGAGGTGGTAGTGCGGGACAAGATCTTTATAACCAAGCACGACCTTACTGAAGTAGTACAACCCTCCGTTCTCCTGCATGCATTTTACGCGCAACGTTTCGAGCAGGTCTTCGGCCTTGCCGGCTTGCGCCAGGATCATGATGTCGGAGTTATCGAGATTGTTGATCATTGCACCGTTTCATCGACTTCGTTTTTTGCTTCCGTGCTCGGCTCCTTCTCTCCGTCCAAAAGTCTTTCCGGCTCGAGCTCACGCGCGGTTAACGCTGCGTGCATTAATGTTAATGGGTCGATTGTGAAGCGTCCATGCACGTCCTGCTGGAGCTTGTTGTTACGAGCAGTTTCAGCTACGCGGTCGAGGATGCTGTCGCAGGCTTTAAGCGCGATCCCCTCCTGCTGGCTTTGGACTAGGTTTTCGAGCCGTTCGAGAGCTTTGTCCGACGCTTCGAGCATGCGTTGTTGAATACTTTTCTTTTCACACTTCAACGTCTCGATCACTTCCGCGTATACACTCTGCGATAACGCGCGGAGACTGTCTAAAAACTCCGGTTCGGACGCGTATTTCCGGACGGTGTTGTACGAGATGTGGATCCGTTCCGCGCATTCTTTCAACGGGATGTGGAGTAGGAGAAGGTTCAACAGCTCCTCGGACTTGACGAGTTTTGGTGCTTCATGCATGGTTTACTCCCAGCTGACCAGTTGCGTTCCGGAAGAACACTGGCACCGTTTCCGCGGCAATTTTAGCACGGGTCTGACCAACCTAAACCAAACACCGAGTTGCCTGCGTAACCGGATCCGCGCGAATGCTCGGCTGGCATAACTCTGCGTTCGGGCGCCCCGCAGATAGGTGCCCCGATATATGCCAATGCTTGGCGGCTCGGTGTTTGGTTTACGCTGGTCATTATGTTTGCAAAACTGTGTATTCGATCACGATCGTCAAAGAACTGTCCCCGTCTGCGAGGGCTGTGCCCGCGGACAGCTCCAAATGCCGGTTTTCGACCGCGCTGGCGTTCTCAACGCTTTCCGTGTTGAGCGTCGCGGAGGGGATTATACTGCCAAACCCTCCCGCGGTGCCGAGTAGATCTTCGAGCTGGGTCGGATCGGCCAGTATGTTGTATAACGGGCCGAGCGTGATTTGGATAGTATCAATCCCACCTGTGTAGGCGTCCGCGCCATCACCGTTTAACTTGAACATGATGTTTTTTATGCTGTACATAAGGCCGGGTCCGGGTTCCCCCTGCGGGCCGCTCACAACGTAGTGTGGTTCGGGCAGTAATTGTAACGGGGTGTGGGCTAAGTCGAGGAGCTGCGCGGACGTGACCGTGACGCGCTTCACGCGGGTCATACTGCCGATGATTAGGTCGGGAATCGCGCGGCCGGGATTTTGTACGGACATTACCGGCTGGGTTACGATCAACGGACCCGAGCCGTCCGTGGGCGGGTCGTAAGGGGCTGGGTCGGTGAAAAACAACGGTTTTTGAACGCTAGCACGGGTCAACAACGTCATGATGCCGGTTTCGGTGTAAATCTGCCCGGGGATGAGCCCGGAAGGTAGGGTGCCGTACGTCGCGATTTGCACGCTGTTCGCGGTTGGGTTGAACGTGGATAAGTTAACCGAGTCAGGTTCCCGTTCAACGATCGTCTGTTGAGCGTTCAGGTTCGTCAACGTGTTAAGCCCCGCGTACAGAACAATATCGTCAACTTTGACGTTGTTGTTGACGAACAACGTGATGAACGTGGGCGAGCCCGGCTCGATCCTGAACGAATTAATTAAAAAACTGCGCGTGTTAGCATTGATCGGTAACGGGATTGCGGTGGGGAACGCGGGCGGAACTGACATGCCTGTAATACCCATAATTGGTGTGTCTCCCAGTCGTGCTTTAATGGTAAGCGGGACTTTGGAAGGAGTGCACTCTTTTTTCAAAGGACCTTCCACCTTCCGTCCGATTTAGTTTTGGGCTTAAACCTCAGCGCTGCCCAACCTTCGTTTGGGGGGGACGGGCGGGGCTAACTACAACAAAACTAAGGAGATAACACAATTATGGCTAACAACTTCAACACGACTGGTTTCTCCGACGAGCAGTTCAACGCTCTCATCGACAAGGGCTACACCGTCGAGCGAATCGAGAAGCTGTGGGCTGACCTCGTCTACCGCAAGGAGTATAACCAACGCCCCGAGCGGAAGGCCTACCACAAGGAGTACAACGCCCGCAAGTGGCAGGAGACGAAGGCGATGAAGAACGTGCTGCGTGAGCTGAAGAAGTAAAGAAAGGGGATCCTCGAAAGAGGGTCCCCATTTTTGTTGCGCTGTTACAAGATGCGTGAGACTGGCGACCACCAACCACGAGACTGGCGGAGCCACAACTTCAACGTTCACCACCAAACTACAGGAGATAACAACAATATGACTACCACCTTCAACACGACTGGGTTTACCGATGAACAGTTCCGCAAGCTCCTCGACGCGGGATACACGGTACAACGGATCGAGAAGCTCTGGGCCGACATCGAGTACCGCCGCGAGTACAACCAGAGGCCGGAACGGAAGGAGTACCACAAGAAGTATAACGCTCGCCGCTGGGCCGAGACCAAGGCGATGAAGGCGGTCATCCGTGATCTGAAGCGCAGCTAACGCCTCGCAATTGAGTGAGAAAGGAGGTGATGCCAAATAAACAAAGCACAATCCGCGCAAGTACAACGCCCCGAAGCCAAAAGGCCCTCCGGAGCCGAAGGACTGGCTTAGGTCCAGATTCGCGAGACGGGCGAGAATATCGTCAACAAAACGGTGACGCCACTACAGGCGCACCAACCTTCCCCAAATGAAAGGAGACCACAGTCCCACTGCAACGCAAAGGGCAAGCCCGGGCAACGTGCCTGCAAACCCTATACCATCATTCAGCACGGCTCTGACACCCGACAACGACAAGGAGAACACGCATGAAACAAATCACGTACAGGGTTGGCTGTAAAACCCGCAACACTACGCGCGCAAACTTATGATTTATGATTAATGAGATTTCCGCCACTTTATTTTCGTTGGTGCAAAACTTCGAGCTAAGTTTGTAGTATAATTAAATTAGATCAACAAAGGAGATAACAACCACATGCGCATCGAAAACCTCAAAACCAAACTCGCCGAGGCTCCGCGGAACGACAACGGAGACGTCACGTACGTTAGCCTCGAACAGGTAAAGCACGACTTTACCGAGGCAGAGATTACCGAACTGGTCAACCGAGCTCTTTACCAGCTCGAGTATCAGCGCTCGGCTCACGCGAAATACGTTAAACAGCGCAACGAGGCGGAGAAACCAATCAAGGAGGCGTTTCGTAAGTTGTTCCCGAGTCAACCGTACAGTAAAGCAACCCGCGAACAGATCGTAGCCGCGGTATTGGAGGTCAAGAACAACTTGGAGTAACTGCCGAGCGCGTGGGAGGTAGGTATGTACGCACAGTGGCCTACCTCCCTACTAACAATCAATTTAAGTATTTATTAGTTCTGTAACCATTATTACACACTACACACACACACACATATATATATAGAGATGTTTACAGTACTTAGTAAGGAGGTAATCTTTTATATTGATTTACGGTAACAGCCAAAGCAAGACTACAGAACTAGGCCAAACCATACTATCACACTTGGATAGTGCTTTAAGGATTAAAGTAGATTAAAATTAAGTAGACTAAAGCTAAGGAGATAACATGTACCAACCAAACTGGATGATCAAACTCAACATCACGCGGTTCGACGTGCAAGAAACGGACGACCACGCGTTGTTGATCGTCGGTAAAAACGACACTGAGGTCGAACACGTTGTTTGTTTAACTCACGACCTCGACACAGCCCACGACATCGCGAAAGGGCTCAAACTTCGCCTGATGCAGGTACAATACGCCCACCACGTGCACGAGCTCGTAACGAAGTCGTTCAAAAAGTGAGGACAAATGAGCAAACCGATCGAGACGCTCAGCCGCTGGCCTGACTACCTCGAAGTACACGAAAACGAAACCGGACAACGCAGCTACGTCTGCGTTGTCCAACGCCGGAACAGCCGTCAACTCAACCCGGAACAGTATGCGATGATCCGACACCTTGAGGACGCGGGTATGAAGGTCGTGATCAGGGTCGGCAATGTTGACCTAACTCCAGCCCAGTTTGAAAGTCAGGGGGTCTACAGCATCGTAACACCGCAATTCACTAACCGCCAACAATACTACAACGAACGCTATACGCTCAAAAACCTACGTGAGGAGCTCGAACGTACCAACCCCGAATCACCCCAATACGATCAGCTCGTCCGCAGGATCAAGTTAAAGGAGGAAATGATCCAGTCCGCTGCACAGAAAGTAACCCCCGAACAACTGCACGCGAGTGATGAGGCGCTCCGTAAGCTCGAACGGCTCGCCGGAGAACTTACCCTACAACCGGACAACTTAGACCTCCGCTCGGAAATTATCAAACTCGAACAACGCCTCGCCCAGTTAAAAGAACAGGAGAACGGTAAATGATCAACGACGAGTGGATTGAAAAGGTACGGAACTACGCGTTACGTCACTACGAACAAGATGGGTGGGACTACCTAGTTGAGTGCACCGACGATAACGACATACGAGACCAGTTCGAGCACACGCATTTTACCTCGTACGAGTATTTTTTCGCCGCGGTCTGGGCGTGGTGTAAGGTACTGAACGATAGACGGGACGACATAAGGGGGACGGCTTTTTGAGCGAAAAAAAAGTCTGGCTCGAAATCGCTTTCTTCATCCTCATGCTCTTGATGTCATTACGAGCGTGCGGTAAACCACCATCCGATGAACGGTACGACCAGATTGAGAGCCCAGGTTACCTTCACACTGGGCTCTTGATTTTTGAATTTTACTGTAGTATAATCTAATTAGCGAACGTGAGGTATGCCTCACACATTGAAACGCAACGCACAACCCACTGTGGTGTTAAGGAGATAACACATGCACAAGAACGGAAACGGAAACGGACCGAAATGCCCGCAGGTTACACGGTTAAAAACGCTCGCGAGCTGGGCGATGAAGGAACAGGACAAGTTAAAGCCCACCGACAAAAGCATGATTGAACTGTACGCGGATCTTTACGACGCGCTCGAATGGACTAGCAACATGCTCGAAAACCGACGTGACTACCATAAAAAGCGCAACCTCAAAACAAAACACATGCTCAGGATTTTACAGGAGCATGGGCTTGACGACGAAGCGAGTAAGTCTGCGGAGGATGAATTTATCATGACCGACGTTACCGATGGAGATAACGAATGAACCATGAACAAGTCGTGATGCGCGATGCGGTCGATACGGTCCAATCGCTCAAGAAAGCGATGTTCGACGAACCACATAACGAGCACGCGAGGGACAAACTCATCAACGCGGTGTTGCACTATAAACAGTTAGGGTATGGGTTTAGACTGACGCGTGAAACAACCCAGATTGTGAGGCTCAAGTAAATGACCACCCTCGACGAAATGTGCGAACGGCACGTTAAGATGAACAGACTTCAACGCCTCGAACGGCTCGTTGAGCTCGAAAAACGGTTCGCGGAGCTCGCAGCAAAACAGGAGAGTTGGACTGATCAAGACTGGCCCGACTACGACGAGCGAGCAGCTCTTAACGACCTTGTCGTGCGGGAGTGGCTTGAGGAGTATTGGAAAGAACAGGACCGAGAACTCGCATATCAGTTGATCGAAATTCTTTGCCCGTTAATGACCGAATACCACAAAGCCAGGGGGTGGTAATGCCGTCCCACTTCATCGTAGCAACCCACAACGAAACACCCAAACTGTACGTGGCCCAAACCGACCTGCCTCAGATCCTAACCGATCTGAGGCAGTGGGCCAGCACGTACAACCTAACCGGGTATGTGTTCGCTCCGCGCAAGGTTGCGGGATGGGCGGACCAGCTCGTCAGTACCCCGTTAAACCACGCGGAGCTAACGCTCGTCGGGATTGAACGCCCCGACTCATACCTCGACCAGTGCATGTGGTCGTGGGGCAATGAGCTCGACCACGTGCCGTACGAACAACAACTCGAAACAATCCAGCGTATGAAGGACTATACCGACCGCAAATCACAACAAATCGAGCAGCGTCATGTTAGGGAGGAAGAACAAAATGCAAGCGTGGATGATAAAGACAAAAAATAACGCAGCCGCTTGGCAAGGCGCCGAACAACGAGATCAAACACGAGTGTTGGTATTAACAAGCCGTTAACTATGCGTAACGAACAAGAGAACACGCTAACGAAATCGTCGAACATCTCAACGGTCTGTTGAAGGAGAAAACGAATGGCTAACATCGGAGAACCGCAACGGACAATCGAAGTAGTTCCGCTCCAAGAACCTGTACCAGCTCCTTCGGTACCGGACAGCGAACCCAGCAAGATCGAAGAGCCGACGGAGGTGCCAGCACATGACTAACGTGCTCGAGGTCGTACCGAGCATGTCGGGGTTGGTAGGATGGAGGGGCTACGCGCTCCTCCGTCCGCACTATTTGTCATGCTCGGGGATGGTGTTACAGCCTCGTGAAAAGAACGAAGCGTTTTGCAACCGCAACGACAACGACTCACACTTCCCGCCGGAGGAAAAATGCACCTGTGGTTTTTACAGCTTCAAGACGTACGAAAAACTTGTTAGTGAAGGGTATGGGTGTCAAGACTTCACCGCGGAGGTTTACTACTGGGGGAAAATAATCGAGTGCACCGAAGGCTACCGCGCGCAGTATTGTTACCCCAAAACAATCTACGGTACATCAAACCAGAAATATGCCGAATACATTGCTGACCTGTACGGCGTACCGTACGGAGGAGTGCTCGGACCGAAAACGTCCTCTGAGACAGCAAAACATCAATACGTCAAACCGCTCACGTTTGAAGACTACTGGGACGTCGCATTCAATCCAAAAAACGACGTCTCGCTTCGCAAGTTCGCACGTCAACAAATCCGTCAACGCGTCTACATGAAAATGCGTTCGCGCGACCAACGAGAGATCGCGCTCCGCAAAGAACTAAACCGGATTATCCGACTCAAAACAGACCTTAACGTTAAGTGGGAGGCGATCGAACGGTTAAAGGAGGACTTAAAATAACGGACGTAACAGCCCCCAGGACACCTCACACTGGGGGCTTGATTTCAAATCAAATCTCGTGTATAATGATCAGGTATTTCACACAAATTTAGGAGGCAACATGGCCAACACCACTCAAACTACGCCCGAAGTCGACTTCGCAGCGATCCAGGAAGAGATCGGTAAAATGAGCGCCGAAGAACGGCAAGCCGAACTGCTCAAGTTCCGCGTCCGGCAGAAAAAGCAACAGAAAAAGCAGCAAGGCTCGGGGGCCCAGAAAGCTTATCAATTACGCCAACGCGAGCGTATGAAGCTGTTGAAGGCTGAAGCGCAACGGCTCGGGCTGTGGGACAAGATCAACGAGCAGGCCGAACAGCAGGCGGAGAAAGAGATGGCCGACGAGCAGCCTGTCGAAACCGAAGAGACTGAAGTTTCCGCGTAAAACGGAACAGGAGGCGTGCCTCTCGTTATCTCCACACGCCTCCTGTAGTTTTCTAGTGTACTGCTCATTGAAAGGACAATGTGATCATCAACGTCAGTCGTACAAAGGCTCTCCAGAAATGCCAACGCTACGCGTATAACTGGGACGAGTTACGGTTATACCCGCATAGAGAAGCCGACCCGCTCGTCATGGGAGAGGGGTACCATTTGGGGTCGGAAGTTATCACAAAAACTGCCAGCATCGAGCAGGCTGTCAACGCTACAGAACAACGAATGCGCGAACGTTACGCCGGCCAGACAATCCTGAAGGAGGAAGAACCGTTAATTGAGCGGAACATTCTGTGGGCCAAAAACGCGGTCAGGGCTTGGGCGGAACATTACGATCGCGCGGATTTTCGCGTGTTGTGGCCGGAAGTCAGTGGGTGCGTTCCGCTCCCTAAAACAGAACATCATTGCTGGTTCGCGCACAGGTATTTATACCCCGACGTTCTGTACGATCAATGTCCAGCACATGACGCTTCGCGCATGGATCATTTAGTTGTACCACCCGTTAAATGTTGGATGCCCCACTACTTCGCGTTCCGGACCGATGGTGTGATCGAAATGTACAAACACATCTTTTTACTGGAACAGAAAACGACGTCCAGTACCAACCGGAACAATTTCTGGACGAAATTTATTCTGGACAACCAAATCCGGGGATACGTCTACGGTGTTTGGAGGGCAACCGACGTACTTGTGGATGGCGTGCTGGTGAACGCGATTATAAAGCACAGTAAGCAAAAAACATTCGCCGGGGAAAGGACGTACGAAATCGATCCGAACAACGTTGGATTTGAACGGGAACAAATTTTAGTTGGTAAACAGGACGTGCTCGACTTTGAACGGGAACTCATCCTGTTGGCGAACCAATACGAGCACTTGTTCAGCCATCCAGAACTGATCGTCAAAAACCCCGACAACTGCTTCGAATGGAACCGCCAATGTTATTACTGGGATCGGTGTAAGCGCCACGATCAGGATTTCGAGGGTGAGTTCAAGGTCCGGACTCCCGATTATGTGGAACAACACTACGTACAAATTCTAAAACAGGAGGTCGAAGTCCAACCTTGAAACCCAAATGCGTAGTGTTGTTGTCGGGAGGGTTAGATAGTACAGTCGCGCTCGCCAGCGCGTATGAAGATAGCGAACCCGTTATGTGTATCAACGTTGACTACGGACAGAAACACGTGCGTGAGTTACAATCCGCGCTCGACGTTTGCGAACATTACCACGTTAACTACACACTCATCAACCTATGCTCGTTGGGCGACACACTATCCGTTCTCCACGCGACCGCGTTGATTGATCCGGACGAACAACTTCCCAAAAACCGACGTATGTCCGAAATGACCGCACGCGTTCCGCGGAGCTACGTACCGGGACGCAATACAATTTTATTGTCGATCGCACAGTCGATCTGTGAGGCGTTAGATGCAGACGAGATCTATACCGGATTCAACGCGGTTGATTTCAGTGGATATCCAGATTGCCGACCCATCTTCGTTGAGGCCTGGAATCACCTTGCGCATTACAGCACCCGACGGGGGTATTACAACAGTCCCATTACCTTACGAGCCCCGATCATTAATCTTGCAAAACATTCAATCGTTCGCAAGGGGGTTGAACTCGGAGCTCCTCTCTCGCTTACCTGGTCATGTTATGCCGGAGGTAATTCACCTTGTGGTGAGTGCGACAGTTGCATTATACGGTGGAATGCCTTTCAAGAATGTGGGTTAGATGATCCGGTCGGTCCGTACACGCACATACCACATAGGAGTGTGCTCTAACATGACCAAATATGGGACGGTAGCGATTGACAGCGCAGGGGAGCTAGCGCGGTTGTTCTTTTCGAAAGACATGGCTAAACGGCACGGGGATCTTGACAAGATCCGCGCGATGCAGAACTATCCCGGCGCCACCGAACGGATGAATATGTTGGTGAGGGTGCTGAAACAAAAACGTGATACGGGGGTGGAGATTGTATTTACCGCACATGGAGACATCGAG